TGGAAATAAGCGCCTTGCTACTGTCAGAGCACCGTTCTCGCTGGCAACGACGGGTAATGCTGTCGTTGCTCTGCCTATTCTGTCGGGTGGCACAAGCGGTACAACCGAATACATCATTCGGCGTATCACTGTTGCCAACCTGTCGAATAGCGCAGGCGGAACTGCTCCGTCGGCTGCTCTTGCTAACGTTACAGTTGGCACGACCAATGACGGTGCAAACCTCGTTGCAAACCTTACGACCCTGACGAACCTGACTAACGCAGTAAGCTTCGTTGATCTGACGCTCAACACCGATACAGCCAAGGTTTGCTACACGGCAAACACCCTGTTCGTAAACGTCACGGCCAATGTTGCTAATGCTCAGGCGTTCATCAGCGTCTATGGCGACATCGTGACGTTCTAATGCTTACTGTCTGGGTCATAAACAAGACTAACGACATCCTAATCGACGGGTGGGACGGAAAGAAATATGAATTTCTTCCCAGAAAACCCGTCGAGGTTCCACTTGAAGTGGCACGGCATGTCTTTGGTTATGGTTTAGAAGACAAGACAGAAACAATAGTTCGCCTCGGCTGGACCAAAACAGCAAATGACAAGCCGGAAGCGCTTGCTCGTCTCAACCAGTTTGAGATCAGCGAGACACGGCCACAGGCCCACCGCGAAACGTCCCCAACGGTGGACCGGACCCCTCTCTCTGTTCCAAGGCAGGGAGAGGGGAAAGGGACCAAGGCTGCATGATGTGGAACCAAGATGACCACGCTACAAGACTACATCACGCAAGTCAGACGGCTTCTTCATGATGCCAATGCTAATTTCTGGTCTGACACGGACCTAACGGCATACATCAACACGGCGCGTAATCAGCTTGTTCGTGATAGCGGATGTAAGCGCGAGCTTCAGACTTCTGCCACGGTGACTAACCAAGAAGTCTACGACTATTCGTCTTTGCCCAACGGCTCGAAGACCTTAGACATTATCAACATCAATCTTTACTGGGGCAATTCGCGATGGCCGCTGAATTATCTGCCTTGGTCGCAGTTCAATGCCCAGTTGCGCTACTGGCAGAACTACTACAACCGTCCCATAGCCTTCTCGAACTATGGGCCGCAGAAGTTCTTTCTTGGTCCGTCACCCGATCAAGTCTACACCATTGAACTTGACACGGTTGTGCAGCCGACAGACCTTGTTAATCTTGCTGACGTTGAAGTGGACATTGTTCAGCCGTTCCAGCAGCCTGTTCCGTTCTTTGCTGCTCATCTGGCAAAGTATTATGAACAGAGCTATGGCGAGAGCGAAATCTATAAGGGCGAATATCAGAAGCTCGTTCAGAACGTCCTCTCGACCCAGTTCACCCGTAGAGTGCCTAACGCCTACAATACGGGGCCATAATGGCACAGTCGCCCGAACAAAAGAAAAATTACCAAGTTGTTAAGGCGTTCAAGGCTCTGAACACCAAAGCAAACCGCACGGCTATTGCTGATGAGGAGTTTGCTTGGATTGAGAACATCCAGCCGATTGGCTACGGCAATCTGAAGATCGTTGCGGCTCAGTCCAACGTCGGCATTACATGGGCAAACACGGTCACGCACATTGATAGCGTGAATATTGAAAACGAGGACTACATCCTTGCTTTTCAATCTAATGGCAGCGCTCAAGCTTATAAAATCTCGTCCAATACGGTTGTGACGGTCGCCAATTCAGGCACTTTTTCGGCTACTGGCGTTATTTCTAAACAATGGAAAAACGAGAGAGCCACCATCGTGGACCCTGAGAAGGGCTATTACACATGGGATGGCGCTAATCTCATTACTGTGGGCTGCATTACCAATATCGGGATCACCAACGCTGGTTCTGGTTATACACAGCCCCCGCTTGTGACCATTTCGGCTCCGAACCAAACAAATGGTGTGCAGGCGACGGCTATTGCGTTCATTTCGAACGCTGCTGGCACTATCACCAACATTACAATTAACAATGGCGGCACTAGCTTTACGGCTTTTCCGACCATTACGATTGACCCGCCGACTTCCTCAACCGGAACACAGGCTCAAGCGGTCGTTACGACCCTTTCCAACAATGCCATCGCTGGCGTTCAGATCACAAACCCCGGTTATGGGTACATAACTACGCCAGCTATCACCATTACGGGTGGTGGCGGCTCTGGGGCTAACCTGACAGCTACCCTTGGCTCTGGCCTTGTGAGCGGTATCAGCATTACAAACGCTGGTACGGGCTATACCAGCACTCCTACCGTGACCATCACGGGTGGCGGTGGCACAAATGCAACAGCCGTGGCTGGCTTCCTGTCTTTTGCTAACGGTACGGTCGGCGTAACCATCACCAATGGCGGCACGGGCTACACATCGACGCCAAACGTGGCAATTTCTGGCGGTAGCGGGGCAAATGCTGCCGCAACGGCCATTATTGCTGGAGGTGCGGTGGTCGGCGTTGTGGTAACTAACCCCGGTACAGGCTACACAAGCAATCCGACGGTCACAATTTCGGGCGGCGGCGGTAACGGCGCGACAGCTACGGGTGTGGCGACAACCAAAGCCAACAATGGTCTTGAGACGTTTCAAGGTCGTGTGTGGATCAGCCAAGGCCGTACCGTCTTCTACACGGCTGCTGGTCAATACAATGATTTTTCGTCAATTTCGGCTGGCAACTTGACGCTGGCTGACGACACTTTGCACAGCAATATCAATTCTTTGCTTAGTGCTAACAACTTTCTTTATATCTTTGGTGACGACAGCATCAACGTCTTCTCTGACGTTCGCGTTGGCACTAACGGCATCACGACTTTCACCAACACCAACGTGTCGGCCTCGGTCGGCTCTCGTCGCCCCGGCTCTATCTTCCCGTATTTCCGTTCTGTGCTGTTCATGAACGATTACGGTGTGTATGCGCTGGTTGGTGCGACTACGACCAAGATTTCTGATGCTCTGGATGGCGTGTTTCCTCTGATCGACTTCTCTTACCCGATCACGGGCGGTCAGGTTCTTATCAACAACATCCTCTGCGCGGCGTTCAACTTCTATTACAATGATCCGGTCATGGGTCTGCGGCCTATCCAAGCCGTGTTCTTTGACAAAAAGTGGTTCATCACCAGCCAAGGCACTCTGCTGCGGACGACCTCTGTGCCGTCTTTGGGCATCATCTACCTTTACGGCACGGGTGGAACCAATCTGATCCGCGCTTATGCCAATTCCACGGCTAACGTTTCGACCCGTTTGCTGACGGCTTTGTGGCCTATGCAGGACACTATCCGCACCAAGCAGGCCCTTAAGTTTGGCATTGAGGCCACGCTGACGCAGGGCGGTACTTTGACCGTAACTGTGGACAGCGAGACGGGTGCAAGTCCAGCTTACACGCTGACCAACTTCATCACTTGGTACAATAATAACGGAACTACGATCCCGTGGAAAAACAACAGCAATGTTAATATCCCGTGGTCGTTGTCCAACGGCTATGCGCTCTACAAGTCCGATGCTATGCAATATGGCAAATATCTTGGACTTACAGTAACATCCAATTCACCCGGAATGATCTACAACACGTTCGAAATGGAACACGAACTCAGAGTGAGGTTCTAATATGGCTCTCCCGATTAGCGTCACATACACCTTTGCGACGGCAACGAGTGCCATCCCGCTCTCGCAGCTCGACGCAAACTTTACGACCGTCGTAAATGGCATTAACGGCATTGGCAATGGCACGAACGCTCTGTCTAACGTCTCGATCACAGGCGGTACGATTGACGGCACAACGATTGGCGCAACGACCTCTTCTACGGGGCGTTTTTCAACCGTTACGGCTACGACAGGCAATATCACGACTATCAATGCTACGACGCTTAATGCTGCAACGCACCGCTCTGACACCAGCCTGACGTTCCAAAGCAATGGCACGACGACTGCCATGACGATTGATACGTCTCAGAACGTGGGGATCGGGACGAGTTCGCCGAGTGCTAAATTAGACGTATCCGGCAATGTTGGGTTTTGGGGAAGCGGTGGTAGCGCAACAAATCGTCTTAGCTTTACTTATAATGGAGGCACGGGCGAAGCTGCGATTGGACCAAACTCAACGGGTGGTAGCACGTTCCTGACACTCGGTACGTCAAACGCTGGTACGTATGCCGAACGCGCCCGCATCGACTCCTCCGGCAACGTGGGGATCGGGACCAGCAGCACTGCTGCAAGACTTGATG